TAAATACAACAAATATAAATGATATTGCTAATGAACAAAATAATAATATTACTAAAATAGATCAGACAGAAAATCAAGAAATTTAGTTATTAATTTTGACCTTAATATGTCGTTAAACTGTTAAATATAAAAATCTAAATCTATGGTTGGTCAACCGTAAAATGACTGTAAAGGAGGAAGATTATATGAACAGACAAGATTTACTTGCAAAAGGATTTACCGAGGAACAAGTTACGGAGATATTAAATATGCACCATAACGAAAGCCAAGAGGTAAATAAGGAAAATGAAAGACTAAAAGGAGAACTAGCAGGTGCTAATGAAAAGTTGGCAGGGTATTCTAATATGGAAAAAGAATACAATGACTACAAAAAATCTTTAATGACAGAACAAGAAAAATTTGAAGCAATGAAAAAAGAAGCTGCTCAAAACCTTGCAATGTCTAAAAAGGTTTATAATGAAGCACAAGCTAGAACAATTTTAGCACAACTTGGGGGAGAGATAGATGAGAATGTATTAAATTCCATTGTTAGCGAAGATAAGGACAAAACAATAGCCAATGCTAATGCATTAGTCAATTTAGTAAAGGCTAGACAAGAAGAAAGTATCAAGAAAACAAAGGAAGAAATACAAAACTTAAATATTTTACCAACTCCAAGCAACGTTCCAACAGGAGAGAAAGCAATTAAAACATTTGAAGATTTTGATAAACTTTCTGTTGAAGAACAAAATAAATTCGCTGAGGAACACCCAGATGAATTTAACAATTTATAAATTTTAAAAGGAGAGTGAAATTACTATGGCAGTTTTCGATAGTAAAATTTTTAACCCAGCTGTATTTGAAAAATACACACAAAGAGTTCCAAATTTAAAAAGAAATGAACTTATTAAAAGTGGAGCTGTACAAAGCGTAAGCAAATATAAATCAAGAATGATAGATCAAGATGGTGGTAACTATATTATAGAACCAATTAAAGGTCTATTAGATGGAGATGTTTTAAACTATGATGGTGTTACAGATTTAACTGCAACATCAAGAAAAACATTTAAACAAGGAAAAGTCGCAATTGGTAGAATGAAGGCATGGACAGAAAAAGACTTTTCACAAGAATTAACAGGTGTTGATTGGATAAAAACAGTTGCAGGAGAAGTTGAAGAATATTATCAAGGTGTTGACCAAGATGACTTACTTGCAATATTAAAAGGTATATTTGCAATGACAGATGATGGTTCTGGAAGCGTTGCATTTAAAACAAACCATATCGTTGATTTAACATCAGCAGGAACACCAACATTTGGTGCTACAACACTTAACACAGCTATGCAAAGAGCAAGTGGAGATAATAAAGCAATTTATAAAATCGCTTATATGCACTCAGTAGTTGCTACAAACCTAGAGAACTTACAATTACTTGATTATCTAAAATATACAGATAAAGAAGGAATTACAAGAGATTTAGGAATAGCTACATTAAATGGTAGATTAGTTATAATTGATGATGGTGTACCAACTGAAGAAGTTGTTACAACAGAACCAGTTTATAGCTTAAATATTTCAACAGCAGCTGTTGCTGGAGATAAAATTGTTATTGGTGAAAAAGAATATACATTTGTTGCTAATGAAGCTAGTGACACAGGAGATAAGATTAAAGTTGGTGCAGGTGGAACAGCAGCTCAACAAGCAACAAATATTGCAGCTAAATTAAATGGTGAAAGTGCTGGACTAAAAGACATATTTACAATAGCAGCTGGAACAAGCTCAGATAATACAAAAGTATTATTTACAGGAAAAACTGGAACAAATCCACCAATTATAACAGCAGCAGCAGAACAAGGAGCAGAAGGAACATTAGTAATTGCAGTTGCAACAAAGACACCAGCAGTTTCTGCAATGAACTATACAACATATGTACTTGGACAAGGTGCATTTGAATATGAAAATTTAGGTGCTAGAAAGCCAAATACAATGGCAAGAAATGAAGAAACAGATGGTGGTATTGAAACATTATATACAAGAAGAAGAAAAATGTTCGTACCAAAATGGATTTCATTTACACAGGCTTCTATGTCAGCAAATTCTCCAACAATATCAGAACTTGAAAATGGTGCTAACTGGGAAGTTGTTAACTCTGGTGAACCTATTAAAGCAAGTAGAAACTATGTAAACCATAAAGGTATTCCAATGGTTAAGATTATAACAAGAGGATAATAAGAATAAGGAGATGATAAGATGGAAAAAGAAGATATTAATTCTCAATTAGCAAAACTTGAAGGAAGGATTGTATATGATCAAGATATATTTGGTACTTATAACAATTATGAGCAAATTTTGTTAGACTTACTTGAGGATAGCATGTATATTGGACTTTCCATCTTATTTCCTTATCAAGATTTTTCTGAAAAGAGTTTTCCAAAAAAATATTATAATTGGCAAATAAGGTGTGCAGTAGAGTTATATAATTCTACTGGAACAGCTAATATTGCAAGTTATAGTGAGAATGGTTTGTCATGGACTAAGTTCAAAGATGGATTATCACAGAGTTTATTAAATGAGTTAATATCAAAGGTGGGAACACCTAAAAGGAGTGATACTAATGTTTGAAGGTGCTAAATATAATACATTTGCAAATGTTAAGTCAACCTGTTATATTGGTAGTAAACTAGATAGTACATTTGATGATAATGGAAATGAAATAAAAGTTTATGATAAACCTAAAAGATACTCTTTTAATATACAACCTGTTAATATGTCAAGTGATATTCAAGCATTTGGTGAAAATGCAAGTAAAATGAAAGTTGCTGTAATAACTAACAGAAAGAAATATGAAGGCAAATTTAAAGAGTTTGACTGTGCATATTTAGATGGTGCTACACCTGAAAATGAAACGGTACATGGTCAAAAAGCAAATTATAGGATTTATTCTGTACAACCACAAAATGTTGTAATAAGAGTATTTTTTATGAAAAATATTTAGAAAGGGGAAAATTATAATGGAAAGAAAAATTGATATGCAAAAAGATGGAGTTATTAAAGGCATAGATGAAGGTTTAGTATCTTTATATCTAAATATGGGTTGGTCTATTGTAGAGAGCAAAAGTGAAAAAAAATTTAAAGAAGATAGATAGGTTTAGAATATGGCTAAATCATATGAAGTAGATTTATTTGATATTGATAGTATTACTAAATTTGAAAAAGTATTAATGAAAATGACAAGTGCAATAAAGGGCGAAGAATTTATGCAGTTTGTTGCAGGAAAATGTATGATAGAGCTAAATAGGATCTCAAATGAAAGACTTAATGGTTTTACAGATAAAGATATGTTTAGTTCAGAAGTTGATAAATATAGAACAAATCACAAAGTTGATATTAAACCAAAAGAAATAACAATTTACAATGATACAATGGCTGATTTATCACACGTTAGTGATAGAACTCTTGCAAATTACCCAGAAGGCTTTTCAATAGCTAAAGCAATTGAATTTGGAACTGGAATACTTGGAAGTCCTAATGATGAATTTGAATGGGAAACACAAGTTAATCCAAATAGAGATTATGAAAAAGGTTGGTATTATGAAAGAGATGGTCAGCTATATTGGAGTAAAGGTTTTGGTGGCAAATTTATATATTATGAATTAGTTAGAACAGTTGAAAGCAAATTGCAAGAATGGTTTAATGAATTTCTTGATAGTAAGTTAGACTAGAAAGGAGAAAGTATGGAAAACGAAATAGATACAAGTATGAATATAGAAACACCTATATTTAAGAATTTTAAAGCGTATTTACAAGCAAAATCACAATTTTCTCCATATGTGTTTAATTCAACTCCTAAAAATCTAGCAGTATTTCCAACAGTAATCTTTAAAGAAAATAGTAATACTCAAAACATAAGTGCTACTACATTAGATAGAACCGAAACTGTAAATGATATAACAGATACAATTGAAATTTATGCAAAAGATATGGTTGTAAATGAAACCACAATAGCTAAGAAAGTAATAATTAATGAGCTTAAATATTTAACATATACATTCTTTCAAGAGTTAGGATTTATAAGAACACAGAGTAGTGATGCTGATTATTTGAATTATGAAATAGACAGACACATTATAATGGTGACTTGTAGTCTTAACAATTGGAATAGAAAAATAAATTTATAAGGAGAGTGAAAATATGATACAATTAGATAGAACATATACAGATGTTGGTATTATTAGTGCAGGTTCTGGATTATATGTTTATGACAATACTGATGGTAAGTTTAAATTATTAATTCCTACTTCAGATATGCCACAAACAAAAGGTGCACCAAATACTGTTGAAAAAACTGTATTAACAGACAGCTCTGTAACACAAGTTGAAGGTCTACAAACAAACGACCAAAAAGAATATACTTATAATTATCATAGAGATAATATAAGAGCATTAAAGAAATATGCAGGTAGTGTACATACATTCTTAGAGAGAAATGGTATGGACTTTACTGGAGAAAAGTTTACTGGAACTCTATCTATGGGTAGAGATGCTGTTAGTGTAAATGGAATATTACAAGGTAAATTCTATATTACAGTTAATAATGCTGAAGAATATCCTATTGATGATATTAGAGATTTAATAGAAAAAACAGCTATAATAACAACTCCATTACCATCAGTAGAAATTACAGGAACAGGAACTAAAGTATTAAAACTTGAAACAAGTACAGGTGCAACAATAGCAGCTACTTCAGAAGCAACTGGAGTTGCAACAGTAAGTATGGGATCAGGTGCTGATGCAAATAAATTAACTATTACTGGAGTTGCAGCAGGACATACTTTGGTTAAGTTAACGTGTTCTAAGACAGGAGAAGCAACTTCTGAAAGAACTATAATGGTAACTGTTATAGCTTCTTAGTAGTATTAGTTGTATATAATTTAAAGGGGGAAAAGATATATGCAAGAATTTAGTAAAGAAACCATTGAAATAGATGGTAAAGAATACACTTTATTCTTAAACAGAAAAGGCTTAGTAAGTTGGGAAAACATTACAAAGGTATCAAAAAAAGCAGATGAATTACAAAATAAATATAAAGGAACAATTGAAAAAATTAAAAATAGTGAACCAGTAGAAGTTAATGATGAAACAAATCCTTTTGATTATGCGGATGATAGTGTAAATGATTTATTACAAGATCAAGAAATCTTAAAAGAAATCTATGTCAAATTTTATTGGATAGCATTATATGAAAATCATAAACTACCAATATCAGAAGTTGAAAAATTATTTGATAAAGCTAAAGAAGAATATGGATTAGAGCAATTAATAGGATTAGCAAATCAAATGATAGAAGATGCAAATACAAATAAATATGATAAAAATACGGAATTAAAAAAATTGACAGCACTACGCCAGACAAAATAAATCAAGAGGCAGCGGAAGAATATAATACTTATGCAGAATTTTATCTTAATATGTTGTTTCCAAGTGCTATAATGTTCGGTATGTCTAGCAAAGAGTTTTGGGAAGATGACCCTCAACTGTACTGGTCATACCGAACTTTTTATTTAAAAGAAATGCAACAAAAAGCAGAAATATATAATTATGAGGGTTGGCTATATGGAAACTACACTCATTTAGCTGTATCTGTTGCATTAAACAATGCCTTTTCAAAAAATAAGGCAAAATATCCAGATAAACCATTTGGTTTAGGACAAAACAAGGGAAAAACCAAATTGCAAAAACAATTAGAACAAGAGAAAGACAATGATATTCGACAACAAATGGAATATAATTATTGGGCTAGATTATAAAATATTAAAAAGAAAGAAGGTGATTTGGTGGCTGACAATAAGATAACAGCAAAAATACAAGCAGAAAGTGATAAAGCTGAAAAAAGTATAAATAATCTTGGAACTTCTTTTGGCAAATTAAAGTCAGAGGTAATGTCAAGTATCGAAGCATTATCAAAGATAATTAATAAATTATCTAAGCTAACAGACTATTCTGACAAGCTAACAGTTTCTCAAAGGTTATTAAACAATGTATTAGGAGATAATGTTGAACAAGCAAATAAGTTTGTAAGTCAATTATCTCGAATGACTGGAATAAGTGAAGCTGGACTAAACAAATCTGTTGTAAAGTTTGCTCAACTTGGAGAAAGTTATGGATTAGCAACAGAAGGTGCAGAACAACTTGCTGAGAGTGCAACAGTATTATCTACTAAATTAGCTATATTATACAATACAGATCCAACTACAATGGCAAGTAACTTAACAAAAGCAATGAATGGTTCTAAAAAGTCATTGTTAGAAACAACTGGTATTGTAGCAACACAAACTCAAATGCAGTCTATATTATATGAAAATGGCATAAATAGAACAGTATCAAGTCTAAGTGAAGGAGAACAAGCTATATTACGATATATAGCAATATCAAGACAAGCAACAAATGATACATATGCATATAGTCAAGCAGTAAATTCTCTTGCTTGGCAAAAACAAATGTTAACACAACAAATAGTAAGATTAAAGACAGCACTTGGACAATTATTAACACCAGCATTAACAGAAATATATACTGTATTAAATGCAATAATCATTGTTATAACTGAAATTATAACAATGATAGGCAGATTAATGGGAATAACAATTGATACAAGTGCAGCAACTGGTGGTGCTGTAAGTTCAATGGCAAGTGATTACGATGACTTGGCTACAAGCATTGAAAACACAGCTAAAGCTGCCAATAAATCATTAAGGAGTTTTGACAAATTAAACAATATAACAACACCAAAAGATACTGGTGCAAATGCAGGTAGGGGATTTAGTATAGACCCTGCAATTAGTGGCTTATTATCAGAAACTGATAACCAATTATTACAAATACAAAATAGAGCACAAGAAATTGCAGATAAGATTTTAAGTTGGTTAGGCTTTACCAAGGATGAAAACGGAGAATTACAATGGTCTGGTGATATTTTAAAAAATAACATTGTTGATTTTATTAAAAAGAATTGGCAATGGTTAATTGGTATTCCTGCAATATTAGGATTAATATGGTTGGCAATAAAGAAAATAAAGGGCTTAAATCCTGTTAATGGGCTTAATAAATTAGCGAGTGCATTAAAAATACTTGCTGTTGGTATAGCTCGGACTTGCAATATTAGGTGGAATTGCATTAGTAATACATGAATTTACACAATTATTACAAACAATGGCAGATACTGGATTTACAGCATATGATGTACTAATGTTGTTTGGTGGAGTATTATTAGAGCTTGTTGCAGCAATTGGCTTATTAGTAATAGCACTACATTTCTTAGACATAAAAGGAATAATTGGTGCAGTAGTATTACTAGGTGGAGTTGTATTAGTATTAAGATCAATTATAGATTTAGTTGATACATTATCAAATTCTGGAATGGAAATAAGTGATATTTTACTTGGATTAGGTGGAATATTGTTAGAATTAACAAAGTCAAATGTAGTTGGCATATAAAAATCTCCTTTCTTAAAGATTATCTAGATGTGTACGCAAGTACAAAAATATCATATTTTTTACATAATTATAACATG